GGTGTTTGGTTTTAAAGACAACAATGTATCCACAAGGCCAGCCTTCAGGTGTTGCACAAACATAAGAGTGCATAATTCCTTGTTGAGTAAGTGTCAACAACTGTTCCCAATCAGCGTTCTTCCCAGATAGGTCAACTCCTGTAAAGTATTTCTCCACCTCATCGTGTTGTTTCTTACCAAGGTACAGGAACACATCTCGATTCTTAACCAGATCAACTTTGTGAATTACGTAGTCATTGCTCATGTGTGTTACAATCCGTTGGCTGTGTAAGGGATGCTATACCCAATAAGAACAAAGTCTTTTCCTTCTTGTGACTCATACCGAATTGCAAGGCTTCGTCCTTTTCCTCGTACCTTCAGTTTAGTATACACGATTCCTTCCCCGTTGTCAAGAGACCCGGCAGCAACAGTAGGGTCTTTACGGAACCTATACGCTTGTTGAGCTTGACTGAATCTGTTTCCTAACGAATTTTTGTGCCAATCCCAAAGACCTTGTGCAGTGCAGCCAGACGGCCTGTCAAGGAACAACGAACCTGCTCCGTTGCTCAAGTAGCTCATCTCCGTAACAAGAAACAAAGAGTGGAGATATACCGATTGCTTATATCGTTGCAAGTCACCCAAAGTTTCAGGAATGGTAACAAGATAGCTTGTGTAGTTGATAGCTTGTCCTTGCGGATTCGTGACATTACCAAAGTCCTTGAAAGAGAGAGAAGCAAACTCACACAGAACAACATCTGTTTCAGTCAGCACCAAGACCTTAATGTTGTTGGCAATAAAGTCAGGCAGTTCTGCACTTGACAAGCTAGTGATCACTGGATCTGCTCCTATCAAAACAGGGTCTTCATCAATAACTACTTCATCTGTTCCAACAGGTACAGTGGGTGCAAGTGATGCAAACCCTGCTACAATTCCAAACGTATTTGACTTAAAGAAGCTGTACTTGGTAAACGCACCAGTACGTGCATCAAGGATCAAGCAAGCGTTGTACAAGTTTGTTTCATCTTCAGTTGCGTGAAACCAAAACATCTTCTTACTAATTGGATCGTAAGTACCTTTGGCTTTCTCACGATACTGCAAAGGAATCTCTGCATAGTATTGAAGAATCTTTTGTTCAGCAATGTCTTCAATCTTTGGTACAAACTCACCACCTGTCACTACGTGTACAGAGTTCTCAGCAAAGAAAGCAATGGCTGTGTCTGCTTGAATTACTGAAGATGCAGAGATGCACCCTGTGCTTGACAGCTTATCCACACCGTAGTCAGTAGCCCGGAATCCAGAGTCAGATCCACGGATGTACCACACACCGTTCTTTGCCATCACCAACATACCTTGTTGGAATGGAATCAATCGCTCAATAGAATCTGCTTCTGGAATGTAAACTACACCACCGTCTGTGTCCAATAGATCTGTAAAGTGTTCAGAGGTTGGGTCGTTCTCTTGACCAAATACACCAGAGTCAGATGGTGTTTGAATCACCTTGGAGAAGTATACACCGTTTGGACGTTTCGGATTTACATCCCCAGCGTACCACACCCGGCCTGAAAAGAAAGCTGTTGTCCTGTACGACTTAGAGCTTGGTTCATCATAAATAGAACTAAGAACTAAAGGAGATGTAAGTGTGGATCCCGTAAGACCATCAAACGTAGCAATGCCGTTTCTTACCCCAGTAAGCGGGTTTAGTTTAAACCGTCCTTTAGGTGCAGGAGAGTTACCGAACTCTTGTCTACGAAGAAGTGCTGCATCAAAATTGTCATCAGAGTTTTTGCCTAACACCCACTGCTGTGCGTTAGTCGGCCAAGTACCAATAGCTGCTCTGTACGCTTGAATTAAGTTCCGTTGTGCTGTATTTTCATCTTGCCTCCACCCTTGGTTTAAAAGGTTGTACAAGTGAAGGTTCGTCAAAGGATCAGGTTGTTCTTCATCAAATTGAAGCCCATCATCTACCCCGGTAAAGTCACGGATAAAAAATCGTTGTGTAGTTCCGTTCTTCTCTGTACCTACTTCATACAGAATAAAGTTGTCTGAGTCTACATCGTACTCAATGTAGATTGGTTTAAGAGCAGGAGAGGCCAACCACAAACGACCAAACCCAGATGCCGATTGAATCTCTTGTGCTGCCCCTTCAGACTCAGTGGCATTGTAAAGATAAGGGATGGTTGACAAGGTAACAGAGTCACCGTTGTCTTTTGATCCAGAAGTTGATACAGGTTCTACATCTCTCTTACGAATTACAAGAGAATTACCTACTTGAATTACAACATATCTACGAAGAGAATCCCCGGCTGCATTGTCCCAGATGTGAGTAGAGACAGCTACAGACGAGCTTGCTGAAGAGGTGATAGACACACCACCTCTTTCTATATCAAGCCCGTATCTGCGCTTTATAGAGCCTTTGAGTTCAATGTCGCAGTTGTCAACATCTTGAAGCGCGTTCTCAGGAAAAGTAATCCCTGTGGCTTCAGTAATGAATCCATTGACAAAGTTTACATACGGCTTGTCTTGTGCAATACGGGCCATGTTTGGTTCTTAGTCCACAATGTTCTTTCGTTGTTTGTACTGGGTCAAGGCCCACTGTGCATTCTCGTAAGAGGTGAAGATTCCACTTAGATCTTGAGCAAGCTCCCCACCCTCTTTGATCTTGATGGTAAAGAACCTACCACACCGGGTACGTTCAACCACAAGAGTCCTTCCGTTCTTTGTTTCACCGACTTCAACTTTGTTTGGTGAGGCCAGATCCACTGCATCTGGGTTACGAGGTTCTTGTTTAACTGTTGCTCGGTTACTTCCTACCGTACTTCTTCGGGGCATAATCTCGGTTCCTTGTTTTACTTTCTTCACGTCTTAGTTGTGCTAGTTGACGGACGATACGCTGTTCATCAACAGGTGAAGATGTTTGTTTAAAGTACAGCATTGCTGCTGCATTGAGGGTGTGCTGAAGCATCGGTACAACTGCAACCGGGACATCAGGCACATGGTCATCATCCACTGTGAAAGAGGGGATAACTACACCATACACTGAAAACTTGTCGCTGTCAACATAAGTTTCAACAGATGCTTTGTACGCATCCACTACAATGTTCTCATCGTCAAAGCTAGTCCAGTATTCAGGCTGTCGAGAAGTATCAATGTAGAACTTAAAACTGCCTACAGTTACAGCAACTTTGTCATCTCCACCACGGCTGAACTTCTTTACGAAGTCAACAGGCGACAGATAGTGCAACTCACGGTACTCAAATAAGCCAGTGGACGACACATCGTAAGCCACGTACATAATCTTTTTGATGTTGTCATCAATCCCTACTTGGGTAGGACGAGTAGGGCCAGTGATTGTACCGTCAAGAGTTACAGGTTGTTGTAACCAAGTCCACTCTTCTCGGTTAATAAACTCAAAGAAACACTCTTGCAACAGATTGGCTACCTGTTGAGATTCAACTGTGTCAGTAATACTGTCAACTTCATCACTGTCCATAACTGACAGACAGTTTTTTACATACTCAAGAACAGTTTTTTTAGTAGCCATTACACAACCACTCCATTAGCACCAGAGCCAATTCTAAAAATATCAATACGTCTTGCTGCGATAGTAGCCGTACCAGTGTTTGTATTTAAAAATATCTGAACACCGTTAGCAAAAGCAGTGTCATAGGTGTAAATAGATTGGGTTCTTGCAAAACTAAACGGAGGTGTTTTTGTTACGTTAACGTCATCGTTAATGATTGGAACAGTAATTGTTGTTGGGTTGTTCCCTATATCATAGGTTTTTGTAAGAAAAGCAGGTGCCCCAGAAGTTGCTGTAATGGTCAAGCTAATACGAACAATATAGCTGTCCCCTGCTGCACAAGGTTTAATTTTGTTTGTAGATGTATCCCACAAAACATCTGATCCACGGATGCATAGTGGTAGGTGGGATTGTCGTGATTGAGAACCAAGTCCGTCAATAGTTAATCGTACAGGGGTTGTCCCAACAACAATAGTAGGTGTACTAAGGCTATCTTGAGATGCTTCCCAACCTTGGTAGTTAATTTGATCGTTAGCAATTAGAGCAGCAAGGGTATCTGCATACGTACTGTAGTTGGCTGTATCTGATAAATCAGCGTGAACCAATCTACGTAAATCAGATTGACCGGCCAACGTAGAAGAAGGGGTAATTACTTTACCACTGTCAGATGTCAACGCATCGGTAATGTGCTTCGGCTCGTGACAGTCAGCGTTAAGGATAGCGTTGTGTTGTGTAGGCATAGTGGTTTGTTAGATCCAAAAATAAAAAAGGGACAGGGATAGAATCCCCATCCCCCCATTCAGCCAAGGATAACTGAATTAAGCAGTGGTGTATTCGATCACTAGACGACCTGCACCTGCAACCAAATCAGCTACGCTAGGAACGATAGTGACTTGAAGAGGATCTGTCAGTGAAGGAATGGTGCCGATGTCAGCACCGTTGCACAGAACAACTGTACCGGCAGCAGCATCCCAAGCTACGGCAGCATCAATACCGTCAGCATCTACTACAGTACCATCCAACTCGGACAGGCCGATGTTGATAGTGGTAGTGCCTGATGTAGAATCAAATGCTTCGTCTACGATCAAGGTTGCTGACTTAATCAACGCACCAGCAGGAATAGCTTGGATCACTGCGTCTGTTGCGTCAGTGGTTGGTAGGTTGTTGTAAGTTACAGGAACAACCAACTCTTGTGTCTTACCACCTTTGTTGGTCTTAGAAGGGGCCACTTGCTCAGTATCACGAGGGCCATAGAACACACGAACTGTGTTTACTTTTTGAACTGTCATGTTAAATCTCCAAAATTGGTGAAGGTTGGTGAAGGGGCCGAAGCCCCATCAGTGCTTACTTGTATGCAGAAGCAGAAGTCAACACAGTCACCAGTGTTTGAGGACGCTGAAGACCAAAGCCCCAACGAGCAGTTGTTACATACTCGTCACGCTGGAAGTCTTTGTTGTACTCACCATCGGTGTTAGGAGCCTGTCGCCATGCACCCATGAATGGCTTGTGCTGGTCGTCCAACACAGACATAAACAGGTTAGCTACGCCACCAACAATCTGCTTGGAAGTAGCGTGAGGGCCACCGTTGATGGTTTCGTCAGCAATACGTGGCAGACGGTCAGACACATAGATGTCAAAGCCGTAGATGTTACGTACAAAGCGGCGACCACGAGCAAAGCCGGTGTTCACGATACCTTCAAACTGAGGGTTGTTGATGAACGCTTGGTTGCCAACAGCTACGTTCAAAGCAGCTTCAGTTACAGGATCCACGATGGCGATACGACCTTCATCTGGTACGTAGGCTTTATCCAAAGCCAGCTTTGCGTACAAGAAGTCTTCCAAGGTGATGATACCAGTGGTAGAGCCAGAGGCAGCTACCCAACGGTGTGCGAAACCGTTGATGGTGTTGGGATCAGCCAAGGTCTGCTTGTTGGCTTGGGCCAGCATATCAGACTCGTAACGCTCACGAATGATACGTAGGTGTTCACGAGGGATAGCAGCTTCAAGAGCAGCAGCTTTGTAGCCATCTTGTTGCAGCTTACGTGTGATGTAAGAAGCAGCAGATACATACTCGGTGATTGTCAGTTGGATCTGACCAGTGTCAACAGCATCGTACTGAACGGCTGTGTCTTCTGTGTAATCACGCAGAGTGGTTTCACCCATTACAGGGATGTACAGAGTGTCACCGTCACCGAAGTCAGACACATCACGGTGCAGACCATCGGGCAGGAAACCCTCGTTGATTTGTTCCAGCATGAACTCGCTGAACACTTGTGCCTTGATTAGAGGACTTTGATTGCTAGTTACGTTCGACATTTATCGACTCCACTTAGGTTTGTTGAATTTAGGTTTTACTTACCAGATAGTTCATTGAGACGTTTCAAGTAAACACTTACACTGTCACGGGTTGTTCGAGTAGCACTGTACCCGGAACTCTTTGATTCAGTGTTTTTTGGTTGACCAAAAATATCTCGTTGAGAGTTACCTTGCAACAAGGCTGAACCTTTTGGAGCCGAGCCGTTAAGCTCAGGAAACAACTTCAAGAACATCTTGGGCTTAGTCTTAGCAAGCTGGGCTGCTTCCTCTACGCTCATGTCGTTCTCTTTTGCTACTTGCTGTACCTTGGCATTGGTCTTGTCACCAAAGGTTGCAGTCAACTTAGCAGTCACTTCACTCCAGTTCTGTTCCTGTTGTTTAGCAGTCTGTTGGTTTTGAAGCTGTGCCAAGACTTGCTTGGTAATGGCCTCTGGATCAACAGTTTGGGTTGGAGCAGGTGTGTCCTTATCCTTCCCGCTATTGACCTGATTAAGCAACTCACGTGCTGAAACTTGTTCTGCCAGTTTCTTGTTGACCTCTTCCAACAACGCACGATCTTGCGCACGTTCTTGTTTCAAAGTCTCAATGAAACTGTCTGCACTTGAGAGCTTGGTAATCAAGTCCTCTTTTGTGAACTTCCGTCCGTTAAACTCCAACACAACAGATGGGTCGTCTTGTTTGTTGTTGTTCTCTTCTGGCTTCACTTGATTGCCGTTGCTGAAATCGGTCTTATCTTCAGGCTTGGCATTGCTTGGGGTGGTCGCCCCGTTTGTAAAATCTGTCATTGTTTAATTCATCCTTGGTTGTTGAGAAGGCTTAAAGCGTACCTTAGTCCTTTTCTGTACCCAAGCAGGTTCGCTTGAGCAGCTACAAAGTCAGAGCATTTAATGTTTTCCTCCGACTCACTTTTAAGTATAGCAGATTCTAGTTCATCTGTCAATACCTTTTTTAAAATATTTGTGAAAGTTTGTGCAGATTCAAAAGACAACTTTAAATCTACATTGTTTTCCTTGGCTTGCCTTACGATACGACTGTTGTATTTTTCCGACATCTTTGATTCCTTGTTGTTAAACTTCAGGTGGTACTTCTACCGCATCTGTCAGCGCTTGAGCGTTCTGTGCAGCTTGCATTGTTCTGTTCAGTTCCAGTTGTTCGGACACAGACCCAAACGGTACAAACAATTCCATGTTCTCGAAGTTCAACGCATCGGCCCAAGCCTTTGCCCGTAGCTTTGGAGGGAAGTGTACCTTCATCTCTGGATCGTTAGCCAGTACCAAACTGAACTGCTGTAGTTCCTGTACCAGTTGGGCACGTTTAGCAAAGTGAGATGCACCACGGGCTTTCAACTTACCACGGGCAGTGAGGTCTTCTTTGGTGATGGTCAAGAACTCAATCACACCATCATCATCATCAATCACCTTGGCTACGTCTGCACTGGACAGGTTCTTTACTGCCACTTCCAACTCACCGTTCAATATTGGTTCAATGATTTCACGTTCGAAATCTTCAATCTTTACTTGGAACAAACGACCAGCAGCGTTCTGTAGTTGTTGGATTTCAAACGCAGTCTTCTCACCTGCTGTGCGAATACCCATAGCTTCTCGTGGAGCACCAGCAAAGGCTTCCATCTGTGCTTCTTTAATTTGGATCTGAAGGTCAGCCTGTAGTACGGTGGCATCAGGAGCAAGGTTAGATACACTTCCTTGCCCATCGTCAATGTAGTAGTTGGTTACAGGGCCGTTCTCTTCGATCTGTACGTTACCTACGTGGACACGATCAGGGAATAGCATCTGGTCAAACGCATCAGCACGAGCGTTCTCAAGGTGGTTGATAAGGTATTGCATACCAACCAAGTTGTCCAGTGGCCCTTGGCCCCACAGATTGTCAGGACGCTTTCTCCACGAACTGTGGTAGATCTTACCGAACCCTTGGAAGTCATCTTGTCCTTGATTACGGACAACAAACTTCCTATCAGCTACGGTAATCAATCGGTCTTTCATCAACGTGTTAGTTGAACTATCCCAGATGTCACCAATGAACTCAATCAACTCTACCTTTCCAGAGCGAAGATATGCAGCGTAGCTGTCAAATCCATCCATACGCTGTTGGTTATGTTTGTTGATGTCGATGTCTGTGTACCCGGACATAGAGGTGTAGTAGTTCAACACATCCTCTACTCGCTCCATATCAAAGCCAGCATCAGGACGTTCCAGCACGTACCGGGCAAAGTCACCACGACTAATCAATCTACGGAACATCTTGGGAGACTTCTGAAAACTCTCAGCAGTGAAGTCAAACACAATGTCGTAAGGAGAAATACGGTTGACTCGTGGGCCTTCGTAGACCACCACTTCTTCACCTGTCGATTGATCGTAAGCAGTTTCTCGTACATACTCTACGTGAGCAAAGCAGTTACCAGTCTGCACCCAATCGTTCAACAACTGCTTCATGGTGTCGTTAAACCCAGAGTAGTCATGCTTGGTACGCAGGTAGTTGACGATAGCTTGACGCTTTTTGGCCGTGGCTTCGTCAGGTGTAGCTGGATCAAACGTAAAGAACTCACGCTTGCTGAACAACGCACTGGCATAGTTGGCACCAAGGTTGTCGTGGATCTGTGTGATCTTTGGAATGTGAGTAGAGTGTGACCACTCGTTCTCTACGTTAGCTGTCTCACGAGTAGATGTAGCGTACACGTACTGTATCACTTCTCCAACACGTTTCTTCCACACCTGTTTACCGGCATCCCAAGATTCAAACCGTTGAGCAATATCTTCTGCTACCCAGTCTGATTGATAACCGTTAATCTCTACTGATCCACTCATCGTCTGCGTCCACCGAACCGTTCATGTGTAATAATGTTCTCACCCCTACGTACAAACCCGTGTTGACGGGCAGAGGGAGGCTTGCTAATCTCTACTGCTGCTGCTACGGCATCTTTCAAGTCATCATGTGATGGGCGTTCAAGAATCAACTGCTCTTCGTAGATGCTCATGTACCCGCCTCGGTAGTGCCAGATTGATCCTGACTCGTACCGTGGTTCAAGAATAGCAGCAACCCGTTCAACCTTTTCACCCCGGCTTTGTTTACCTTCTACAACAAGCGGGATACCTTCCTTTCTAAACTGATCTTTGATGTACTCAATGATTACACTGGCACCAGCGTTTGATTCAATCCGTACCTTTTTAAATCTCCACTTCTCCCACAACCTTTCAAGGGCCATGTAGTAATCGTGGTACTTAGAAGTTTTGAATTGATCTAACTCCAACAGGTAGATATACCCATCACTATCCACCCCAACAACAGCGTAAGCTGTAAAGTCAGAGGTAGCTGCTGTAGTGTATGCCAAGTCACCAGCACAGAAAATTGCCAAAGGCTTACTGTTAAAATACCACGTATCGTTATCAAATGTCAAGTGTTTTCTGTCGTAGTATTGGAACTTGTCTCCGTCTACCCGTTCGCTTTCTGGGTCGTTTGGGTTGTTGTAATACTGTGCGTAATACTGTGCCCGTTCACCAGCCCGAATGTACTTAGCCCGGATCTTACTCAACTCTTTGTTGTCAAACCCGTACCACTTACCTGTGGTTGGACAGATCTCACGGGGCCACAAGAAAGATCCGTTCTCTTCTACCTCACGAACAAAACTGTCGTATAGTGGCCGGGTGTCTACGATCTGCCCTTCATCATCAAACACTTCGTAGTTCATAGTGAGTAGCATGTTGTAGATGTCGTCACCGTGGTAACGAGTACCTGCTACTTTTGTGATCGCCCCTGTGTTTGCAATCGAACTAAATTGCGAATAAGACGCTTGTACCTTTTGGCGGCCCTCTTTAGTATACGCATTTGTTGGCACCACGATGTCATCGAAAACAAGAACGTCACAGTGAAGACCAGTAGTATTACTGCCAACCGAACGTGCAGCAACAGTGCGGTCGCGTACCCCACGCTCTTTCCTAAGCGGATGATCGACTTTAATATTCCGAGCACTCCACTCTTCCCTTTTGGCTTCTTCAGGAACAATCATATCAGGCCAGTACCGGGTGTACACAGGAGATTCAAGGATTGACTTGATGGCATACAACTGCGAGATTGCCAAGTCTTCTGTGGCCGATACGTACAGAATGGTTGTGTCTGGGTGTTTAGTAATCCACCAAGCACACCACACAGCGATCAAGTGGGACTTCATGTGAGATCGTGGCAACAACAACAGTTGATCTGTTGAAGCGTTGGGATCTGACAACCACCGCATTACTTCGTAGTGCACCTCTCCGTACAAACGTGACGGGTTGACGAGCTTTGCAAACACCACAAAGTCGTCCTCTGCCATCTTTTTAATTTGTT